TTCTACATATAGGACATGCGAACCATCTTGTATTGGCAATCTTATCATTTATATACGTATCTCTTACTTCTTCCATCGGGGCTTCCTCTTCTTATAACATTTCACACAAAAGGGAGAGTCGCCTCTCATTATTACTGCGTGTTCTTTGCATTTTTGGGTTTTACATTGCGTCATACCTAACCGCAGGACTTTCTACAGTTTTTAGATTTGTTTAGTGGCTCTTTATTTACACTAAACTCTCGAGCAACTTGCAGCCTCGCAATAGCAATTATTACAACGTGTGTCAGCATTCAATCACTTGAATACATTGCCTGCGGTTCTCTTGGTATGTATTTTTATTTTTTAGAATATATCTCTATCCTGTCCATTATTGTTTGATGGGCTTCTGCCATTTCTATGTCAGCGAATTTTCTCCCATCAGTAGTTATATATACATGGTCAAGTTCTTTTTTTATGTCTCTTATTGATTCTTTTTTCAAGCCTATCTATCCTGTCTTCGTATTCATGAAACTTATCCATGAGTATATTGAATCTACTTTCCATTAAAAGCTGACGTTCTAGTAACGCATCTCTGTCATTTCTATCAGCAGCTATTCTATCGTTTAAGCTCATTTTTATCCTTTCAAAGGATTCTATTTCTACATTCATGCTTCTCCTGCAGTTTGACCTTCTATGTCACCTTCAATAATATCTTCTGAATCAATTTCAAATGATTCTATGAGGTCTCCAGTTTTATTATAGAAAACGTCTATGGCTACACCTTCATTTATGTTTTGGGCTGATACTGAGAAATGCTTTGTCAAGAGAGTAACCTCCTCTGATGTTAATAGCTTTATTGCTATATCTAAAGATTCAGTGTACTTCATTCCAAGCTTAGTGTCTCCCATTATTTTGTTTAAGACACCCTTTATATTCTTCAGGTTGGTAACTACTTTTATATCATCCAAGTGGTATGGCCTTTATTTTGATTCTCTTTTATTCCGCCTAAACTCCATGTAGTCTTTTGCGTCATGCCCAGCTACAATTAAATCAACGAAATGTTCAAGGTCTATTAATGCATATGGTTTAGTTCTATTGCGTTTAACTACAACTGCAATTTCACATCCATCTTTTTTATTTGCTTCTGCTTGCTCTATGGCTTTCCATAGTTGCAGCCTTTCTTGATTCTTACATTCAAAGCTATATGGTATATATTTACGGGCTGCAGGGGAGAGCACAATGTCTTCCCCTGTCATACCCATAGTTTGCGATTGAATATCGTCATCAACGAGACATAGGTTGTGAGCTTCTCTTAATTTATCTCTTACAAGATTTTGTAAAGCTCTACCCTTTGCTTTTGCTGATTTTACATTCAAGGCAATGTCCTCCAGATGGTTGCTCCAAGCGATAGCTCGAATGGTCCGATACCAAATGCAAAATGCATGTGGTCGCCTTTCCCATCCATGTGGAATATGCCTGTTAAGCTAACGAGCCACAATAGGACTAAACTGAGTCCACTTTGCCTTTCGCTGCTTACTCTTTTTATCTTAATCACGTAATCTCCTTGAATTTGAATATGCTATAATCGAACATGAACGCCAGTTCAAAGCCGTCTTCGTCTCTTGATGCTAACGAGCGAACTACTCTTCTTTGGCTATTTTCTCTATCTCCAATTATGCCTATTACCTTATCTGCTTTTTGCTCTATTGCTGATGAGCCTTTTGCACTATGTATGTTTAAGGTTTCTCCACTTGCACTCTTACTGATGTGAGATATGCCGAAGAAAATCATATTCTGTTCATTAGCGATGGCTTTCAATCCATTGATAACTGTATCCATCTTTGATAATGGATCTCTGCTGAATGGTACGTCAATTGCATCTATTGTATCTATTATGACAATATCAGGTTGCTTATCGCATACTATCTCCTTAACGGATTCTATGTTAGGGGCGGTAGTAGTGATATTGATATGGTCTAAGGAAGATTCTATGCTTTTAATCATCTCCTTATTGTCAGATAGATAGATTTCATTAACTTCAGCTTTAGTCATTCCATTTGCTACTTGTGCAAATCTTCTGAATATCATCCATTCGTTTACTTCTAATGATAGGAATAAGACTTTCATGCTTTTTAGTGGTGCGATTATATTTTGTATCCATGCAGTTTTACCGAGCTTAGTGTCTCCAATAAGTACGGCAAGTTCACCTGGCATGAATCGATAGTCGTTTGGGATGTTGTACATATCCTTAAGGTTAAATGAACTCTCAGTAAAGTCTGTCTGAATGAACTCTCTAAATGAATTAGATAGCTCTTGTACAGTCTTTATTTCTGTTCCATAGTTCTTTTGCTTAAAGTATTTACAAGCTGGGTCGCAGAACTCAGACATAATGTGGTCATTACAACTGTATCCTTGATGCTCCCATTTATATACATCATCAACAACTTTCTTTAACTCTGCTGATTCAAGAGAGGGGACACATGCCATAGCTCCAGAATGAGACATTTCTTTAGTAATGCCCATCCTTCGCCATGCATTTATCATTCGCAGTAATACTACATGTCTGCGACCTGATTTATCTGATCCCCACATCTTTTGTACGCAAGTAACATTTGCATTAAACTTAGACCCTGCAGGTATTTCTCTTGATACAGTAACTTGTTTTGGGGTATGTATTCTCTCTTCCCAAATTGGAGTATATCCATTTACTGTCTCATGACTAAACCCGTCTGGCCTCATTTGATTTAATGCCAACTCTTTTACGTCTTTATATTCAATGTTGAATATTTCATTGACAGATAGAGGTATTTTGTATAATTGACTTTTAAGATTGAATGAATGTCCAACTCTTATTAGTCTGCCTTTATCATATATATTATCAACAGTTTTCCCGAAGTCATTATCTATCGTTTGCTTAACAATTTGGGGCAGTTCTATATCTTCTTTAAAGCCATAAAGGTTTGGGATATCTATATGAAATCCTCTTCCAGAGAACCATACCCTGATGTATTTTTCTTCACATCCCATCTCTACGAGTTGAGTTATGACATTTTGGGTTCGAGTCATGGTGTAATCACCAGTATCCTTACCTTTATCTACATCTAATATGATTCTATCAAGGCTATACTTGCCTTTGTATGTTTTTATGGTATGTTGGTCTCTGAAGTGGTCAAAAGCTGTACTGTCTAATGTGAATAGACTTCTATACAGCTCCGTATTTGGCTTTATATATTTATGCAAGTCCTGTGGTGGAATTGCTATTGCTCTATTTGAAACGCTTCCTACTGCAATCTCTATATAGTTATTGGTATTAACTTCCATGTTGATTCTGCACTTTCTGTTTCGACCTCTTGAATACTTTTGATGTCTATCATTTCATATTCACCTAGTTGTCTTAATTTTCGCCATTCTCGTGAGTATGCACTGGGGAGCTTTTTAACTCCCCAATACACTTCGCCATACTTTACCAAGTCAATCTCGAACTCATGACTTGATATTTCAAACATCCCACTTTGAATACGACTCTTTAAGAACTTTAAGAGGATTCCTTTGGTAGTGGGGTTTTTCATAAAGGCATTTCCGCAGTTACATTACCAACTGTTGTTTCTTCACTGTCGAATGGCACATCGTCATCAGGGTCTTGAAAGTCCTTAATCCAATTGTTATCGACTGCATTCTTAAACTTAGCTTTATACTCATTATTTGAGGTATCAACGCTATCAGTTTGTTGCCAATCTTTCCACTTCTTGTCACCATTAGCTTTAAGCTTGGTGCTTATATATTGAAGTCTCTTGAATTGCTTACCGATACAGAAATCAATTGCTTCTGATGGTAGTTTTTGGTCACCAACTGTCCTATCTTTAGATAGTTTAAGTGTGTGTCCTAACGCCTCAAAGAATAGTTTAATCTTATATGCTGTAGACCAGCCTATAACTAAACCACTTTGGTCATCTACCTTGAAGTTTCCACCCATATAGAAAGTTGGGTTGAAGCTTTTTCCTATATCTAAAGTAAGCTCTACGGCGATATCATCTGAATATGTTTGCCATGACTTCTTTTCACCGTATGTTATTTCACATCCGATAATTGTAGGAGTATCTATAAAGATATTGTCTCCTGATGTTGTGCTATTTCCAGCACTGCCAGTTGTAAATTCCATTACACTTTTGCCTTTCCGTTTACTTGATCACTTGGTCGTGGAGCTCTTTTAACTCCGCCTTTTTGACTCGCTGCGTTTCCATCATCATCCATCTGTGCTATGCCTACCATAGATGCTAATCCATATCTTCGCCCATATGTTAATGCACTTCCATACTTTTGTGCATTTACGGGGCTATCTAATGGTACTGTAGCAGTAGATTGAATCCACTGTCCTGATTCATGCATCAATGTAGTTGATATACTTAGCACAACTGTTTTTGTACCAACCATATCTAATCCCCCAGGGATTTGAGCTATAGACAATCCGTTCTTTGATAAGAATGGCATTGATGCCTCTATAACTGAATGCAAATCAGCATATCCACTATTGAAGAATGGATTATTACTACCTTTTATAGCACCTTTCATTTCTGCTTGTGCTTTTGCAAGGGCCTGTGCTAACTTGCCTATATCATTTGATTTCCACTGAGGTGGGGTTTCTTTAGGGGGCAAAATCCCCTCTTGTGTTTCTTCCATTTTACTCCTTTAGGATTAACCTAAATTTACGTTAATTAACAGGACTTTACAATCACTATATTATAAACTGTCCTATAGAATGAGTAGAAGCATAGCCACTATAGGTGAATACATAGTACCTCGCTACATTGTAGCTTTGTCTTCACTGCCTTGATAACCAGTTTATATATAGCATAAAAAAGGGAGAGCCGAAGCCCTCCCTTTATCTTAACCTTCAACACCGTTAATAGTACCCTGTACTATTCCCAATTCAGATTAATTCGATGTTGCATACTTGCATAACCCATCTACTATCTGGCTATTTTGGTCGTATGATGCAACTGTTGGTCTCTCTTTATGCCACAATATATCTGTAGCAGAGTTGAGTAGACCCCATCCTGTAGTACCATTTTCACTATTAGGTCGTGTGAATCTATCTACGATTGAACCCCACAATCCAACTGGTAAATCTGTTAGATTATTGTGTCGGATATCGCCTAATACCTCTCTTGTTACCTCAAGATTGTTTAGCTTTCTTAGAGCTGACATTACTTGTTCTATGCCTCTTCCATTAGCTACAGCATTAATACTGTTTGCAGCCTTTTCTAAGTTATCTTCCCAGTTCTCATTCCCAGGCTCATGCTTGAATCTGAAACTGTTAAAGAATGTCTTAGTCATCATACCATTAGTACATGCTAATCTGTATAACATCATTGAGAACCCGAATGCTCTGGATCCATCATATGAGTTGTGAAACTGCATACCTAATGCTACATCATCACCTTCTGCAACTTCACCTACCTTATGGTCTGACATTAAGCTTAAGGTGTAGTTTTTGCCATTGAAGAATGTCTTATTTTCTTCAAAGTTTATATCGCACATGTCTACAACTTGGTGTGCTGCTTCCCGTACCTTTTTATTTTCTACAAGTAGATAGTTTTTACCAACTACTCCTACTTCTTTCCAGCCATTTTCTCCAACAGTTTGGACTGAAAATGCTGATGACATAATACCGTTATGGTCTAATGGTACATGTCTCATCTCTCCGTATGCGTAACTCATGCTGTTTCTCCTTTTAGGGATTTTAATATTTCCTCTTTCTTAGGATGGTCTCCAATTATTTCTGATTGAGTCCACCCTTGCTTAAGTCTGACTAAAGCCAAAGCCATTCCACACTGTTCTCCATATGCTCTACCTTCATCCCAGACTTGATTGAGATTTGTGTAGTTTGCTCCCCTAACCTCTTCTGATTCAAGAGCTTTTTGTATAGATTCATATCTATCAAGAGGCTCTGCTAATTTATATTTACTCATTTTGTTTCTCTCCTGTATAACTCTTTTAAGGTTCTCAATTGAAAGCAAGCAAACCATGATTTAGGGCAATTAAAATGTTCAGTTGCCCATTTTATATATTCGGATCTTAATTTAAATGGGGCTTTAGCCGCTTCCAATTTTTCATAAAACCTTGAAATTGCAAGGTCATCCCATTCTTTTTTATTTTCTGGCGTTTTTCTTATCATAGTACTAGGCCTTATAAATACCCTGCGATTTCATTACCTGGTTCATCATAGAACCAAGATACATCTAGTTCTGGAAAGTTCTCTTGAATGTAATCAAATATTCCCTCTGCTGGTGCCCATGCAGTCTCAAATTGAAGGCTAATTGAATCTGAATCTTCTTCTATATGTGCATCTACATCCCATTTGGTACCCCATTTATTGCAACAAAAGTCATACCAATTGGTAGCTCCATATTTATCTTTCCATTCCTGCAACTTAGATTCAGGTATTTCTATTTCATTTCCATCTTTATCTACAGTCCAAGTTCCTCCAAGACCTTCTCTATATCCTTTTGTAGTGGAAAGTAGTTCTTCAGGTACTGGAATTAAGTTTTGAAACTCAAACTTTCCATCTTTAATTGCCTTTTTCTTAAAGGCTTTTATATCTTTTTCTTCACCGCATATATCTACTCTATTCTCGCACCAATTTGGCATATCTGCTCCTTATTATAATACTGGCATTACCCAGTCGTCATACTTTTTATCATCTTCATGTGAATATGTTAAAACTCCACCATCATTTCCTTCGTCATCACATTGGGCTACAACCCAAGTGTTATCACTTAGTTGAAATGCGATAGGTCTTTTATACCATCCCATATCTTCAGTTTCATCTGCAGACATATATTGTACTCTTATTATTTTCTTGCCCAGAAGTACTTTCTGAGCCTTTTTAGTCCAGTGCTTTTCTAGTTTTACTGGGTCTTTTGCCATACTTTCAAAGTCCATTATTTCTCCTAATGTATATAGTCATGTAACTTTTCAGAGAACCATTCTGGGTATTGGTCAATAACCCATTCTAATTCCTCGTCTGATAAGTCTCTTGACTTTCCGTTTTTTGTTTCAGTTGCTGATGATAAGAATGCATCACAGTAATCGGGATAGTCTCCATGGTCTATCCCTTCAAATTCTAAATCATCCAAGTTATTTGGGTCTATATCGTATTCTAGGTCTTGACTTGCATCGAGTATTGTAAGTGCCATTATACTTGGTACTCTTCAAATAATCGGTCAGCTTCGTCTTCGCCAAACTTTTCTTTTACTTGATTACATATAATTGCAATCATATTATGTCCATAAGGTGTTCCATATACATTTTCACACTCTTCTTCTGCTGATTCTATTGTCATGTTTTTAAAGTCAAATCTTGCCATTACACTGCCTCCATAGTTAGTCTGTAGCTATTAATGTACCCTGTATCTTCATCAAAGTCTTCCCAATGTTCTGGATGAACTCCAGTTTCTTGCTCGATTATCTTTAAGGTTTGATCGTCTATTTGATTCCAGTAATCATACCTTAAGTTAACCGATAGGGGATTGCTCTGAAGATTGCACCTTATCTCTTCTTTCTTATATCCTCTTTTGGTCAGGATATCTTTTATTATATTGGTGAGTTTCTCAAATGCAACTTCAATTGTATGCATTTCAAACTCTATTATATTTTGTTCTTCTCTCATATATTGTTCTACCTCTAAGTAGTATTCTCCTGTTCTTGACATACTGCTCCTTTTAATATCTATAAAAAAGGGAGAGACCACGCTTGCATACGACCTACACATGTAGTGTTATCGCTCTAGGCTTAACGAATGGTGGTTTTAGCCGTAACTCTCTCTTTTTAATTTTATAGGAAAGCTTTTTCATCACCCAATAGTAGAGCCTATAATCAGTAAATGACTGGTCTAGAAATCCAGTGAAAGCTCGTTATAGGTTCCTGGAATAAACTTCGTCTGGCTTCTCAGGACTGCTATTGGTATATCCAGATACTTTCCTATTAATATCATAAAAAAGGGAGAGCCGTAGCTCCCCCCAAGGATTAAGAGGTAAGTCTTAATCTATTTCTCGCATATACCAATTGAGATGATATCAATCTATCTCTTTCACTTGCTCTGCGAACATTCTTAACAACTCGATTGTCAGCCGCTTTGTTATCTGGCTGTCTCGTAAAGGCTTTAAGTTCACTAACATTCATATGCCTTATTTCATCGAATTTTCCAATTTTAGACTTTATTGGTTTTAAGCCTAGTTCAGATATCCAATCATATGTTGCCATTATGATAATCCTCCTTTATAACGGTTGAGTTTTCTGATAGGTGACTCTGTACAGTAATGCTCATCGATATCAATATCTTCATCTTTTTGAGTACTCAGGAATATCCCTGCATCCAAGTCTTCTTCTAAGTATAAATACTCCTCGTCTTCATAGGATAGTGCTGATATTTTATCCATTATCCCTAATGATTGAAGCTTCAGTTTACTTACTCTTAGCCATCCATGTCCATCGTCTGAGTATGCCTTGTAGCAACTAATCATGAGTCTTGCTTTATTATTAACTGCATTCCTTTAAAATGCTTTAATGAGTTAAGTATTCCTTTAACATCATCCATAGTTTGCATTTCTTTCTGGTCAATAACTTCACCTGAAGATGGCTCTACTATACTTACATGGTAATAGTCTTTGTGTTTTACTGCTGTGTAGAAGGCTCTGCCGCCTTTACCTACAAGCCTACCTGTGGACTCTACTGCCCAAGTTATAGCTGATACTGCTTTAGCTGTTGTTGCTGCTGCTCTCAAACTCATGATTTTGCTCCTTGATTAAGTTCTCTTCGTTTTCAATATCTCTTCGCTTTGCATCTTTTATCTGCATGTCAAACTCTTTTACTATTTGCTTTATATTGTCTATGTGAATAAACTCGTGTGCAAATCTTATTTTTCTTGCTTCAATTCTTACGTCACATAAAGTCTTTTCTTCAACAATAGTTGACGAAACTCTTGCTTCGCAATCATTCCATGTGTCGTTTTCAAATTTCCACGTATTTTTACCTGTTATCTTCATTTATTACCTCTATTAATCTAAAAAAAAGGGAGAACTGTATTCCGTTAAGCAACGAAAGTTAACAAGAATTTACTTTCTTAAGTTAACTTTATTTCACTAAATTTCACCTAGCTATTACTTTTAATATAAATATAGGAGAGGAAATGTCTCCCCAAATTAACAAGTCTGATGTTATATCTGTTATGTCTGAGCTAATTGAAAGCTCTAACTTAAATGATAATGAAATTGCGGATAGAGCTGGTGTTTCTCGGCAAATGATATTTAAATGGAGAAAGGGAAAGGTTGGATCTATTCGTAAATCTAATCTTGTCTCTTTAGCTGAGGCTTTAAATTATAATATTGAATTTGATAGAGATTTAATATCTTTAGATAAACTGGAAGTAGAAATAGGCGAGGGGAATAATATGTCAATTTTAGCACAAGATTTAATTAAGCAAAAAGATAAACATATTGATTTGCTTGAAAAAACGCTTGAAAAAGCAGAATTAAGAATAGAAGAACAAGTTGAAGATATAACTCGATTAAATACAACTCTTAAGCAGCTAGTTGATAAGCCTGATATAAACCTTGATAATACAAGGATGCAGTTTGTTGTAGACATGAATACTCAAACTTTTGTTAATTGCACTCAATTATATGCAGACCAATATGGAGCAGATGCTTTTGATGTAATTAAAAATTATAGTTGGAATGATGTTGTACATAAAGATGATTTTTGGAGATTTGCACATTTTCCTTATGAAGATAAGTCTAAAAAAGAGCAAGCTACAACTTGGAAGCTAAATGGCTCTAATGGAAAAGCTGTTTATATTGAAACTGTTAGTATAATTTTAGACCATGAAAACAGATATAGAAAGGTTGATGCTAAAGTTTCGACTAAAGAAAAGCATGAAGCTTGTGATATTTACTACAAAAGTGTTGTGATTCCTCTTAAAAACTAGGCTTTTTTAGGCTGTATTTTTAATATATCTGTAAAAAAGAGAGAGCCGAAGCTCCCTCTAATCATCTAATTTGCACTTACATTTAGTAGTGCTGTTAGCTCTTTGCATGCTTTTGACTTAGGTTTAACCTCGTCATATGGCTTTCTGTAGACATTAAAGCAATTATCATTTGCACTTGACCTGATATCTCCACGAAATTCATGAAAATCAGCAACAATCTTTACCCTGTCTTCAGACCAAACATCTTTAGGAAATACAAATAAACCTGCTTTAGATATATCTGCTGTTTGAATATTGTCTTGACCTTTAGGTGTTACGATATAAGATAACCAATCCATTGATTAACCCTTTCTACATTTAGTTACGGATACGAATACATTTCATATCATCTATAAAAAAGGGAGACACCCTATAAGGATGCCTCGTTCTTTTCTTTCTCTAATCTTCGCTTAACTGCACTTGCATCGAGTAATGCTTGCCTTTGTACTGAAATAAATCGTTTTGATTCAGCTAATTCTTCTTCAAGGCTCTTTATTATCTCTCTACACTCATCAGTTACCTGTTTTTGTGCTTTTAATTGCATTTTAACAGACCCAATAGTGTCTTTTTTAAAATTTGGTAAGGCTTTTTCTAAGTAATTGCTAAATTCCTCGATACCTTTACCCATTTCTTGTATTTCTTTCATTTTTACCTCTCATTAATGTGTAAAAAAGGGAGACATCAATTAAGATATCTCCTTTAATAGTTCCTCGTTAGCCTCAGCACTTGCAATATCCGTTAATACAGTTATTACAGAATGCTCAGTAGTTTCATAGCATTTTTGACAAGTAGAAGCATAAGCCATATACTTTTTATCATTACATACTACACATAGGCTATTGTTGATCTCAAGTGCTTGCATTTAAGATGACTCCTTTCCGTAAGACTATAAATCCCTTATTTCTGGATAATTCATCCCAATGTTCTGACTTTTTAATACTATTCCAAATAGTTCCGTCTCTATGTGCAACATCTTCTCCAATATCTATTTGAAAACTATTTGTTTCACCACGATGTGATATAGATAATTGAGTAAGTGCCATTTTTAAGACATAGTCAACATTTTGTTGTAAGGTTGGATATTTTGTTCTATAGCTAAATTCACGCCCTTTAGGACCTGACTTTTTTAAGCGAGGCTTATCAAGCATATATACTGCATCGCAACAAGAACAAAAGTTATCTCCAAATTCAAATTTCATCATATTTACTCCTTTTAATTGTTTGTAAAAAAGGGAGACACCTAAGTGCCCCCTTATTTCTAACAATCCCTTAATGTTCGCTTAATATCATTTATCTCAGCAACATATGAATAAGCCTCACAAGAGTCGTTAGTTTGCATAACCTGATAGCCCTCATCATCTACTACTGTGTAGATTGTTGTATCTGGACCAGGTGTGAAATCATTTACCATTGTATCTACTAATACATTTAGCATATATACCTCAATTTATAGAGCATTATTACTCTACAAAAAAGGGAGACATCTTATTAGACATCTCCTTTTTCTTAACTGAACTTTGGTGTGAAATAGCCACATACACATCCTAAGAATAGCCAAGAGATTTGACACTCTTTTGTATTCATTATAACTATGTGTTTTACTGCGTTATATGGGTTGTTTAAGAAGCTTTCTCCACCTAAACTATATCCTACTATCAAGTACCAGAAACAGGCTGAAAATAAGCCTAATACTGTGAATGTTATTATTCTGTTTAACATAGCAATTCCTTTAATTATCTGTAAAAAAGGGAGACATTTAAGTGTCCCCTTTTGTTTACTTTATGAATGTTCCATTCTTATATTCTTCTTTACAGAAATCGTGAAAACTCAATGATGAGTCTTGTCCTGTCCAATAGAGTTCAAGTTGAGCCATATATTCAAATATGTATTCATTAAGTGTCATATTATCTCCTATGCTTATCTACAAAAAAGGGAGACACCTAAGTGCCTCGCTTTTCCTACCATTCTATTCTAATCTTTGGTAGTTTATTGATTAAGGTTGCAAGTTTCCACTTAATCTTCAGCATAAGAGGTGCTCTAAGCTTATAAATAGTATCTTCAAGCCTATCGATTTTCTCATCTTGTTCTCGAATCACAAGATTAAGGTGTGCTGGGTCATTAAGTTTCTTCTTTAATTCTTCTAACATTTCTTCAGTACTTTGAGCTGTACCAAAGTCCATATAATCTGTCATCCATTTTGATTCTCCATAAGGATATGGGTTCATTTTTATTACTCCTTTAATTAGTTTTAGTTATACTGTAAAAAAGGGAGACACCTAAGTGTCCCCTTGATATTACGCTGACTGGATAGTCTCAACTCTTGCTATAACCTCATCCTCAAAGGCTTTAGGTATGTAGTCTTCCTTACCCTTATCGTAGCCCTCTTTGAAGCCCATAACTGTTGTTGCGGTTGTAGTTCCTATCCATACCATTATAGTCTTAAACATAGCGTGTTACTCCTAATTAGTAGTACTGAATTGTACTGTAAAAAAGGGAGACACCGAAGTGCCTGCCCTTAACCATAGTTTCCAATTGGTTGTATACTGTTTCTCTGCTATCTTAATAGCTTTACCTATAGCTACATGGTCTTCCTTTGACCATAGGATAACTCTACTCAAGTTTAACCTTAAAGCTTTAGCTATAAAGATTATCTCATAATGCTCTAACTCTCTTGAGTATCCAAACCATTGAGTCTTAACGAAGAATAACATTCTATCAAACATACCTTACTCCTAATTAGTAGCACATCATTGTGCTGTAGATAAGGGATACATCCTGTATGTTGTATGGATTAGTCTATGTGTGTGTACGTGTTGGGTAGATATACACGAGGTGTAGTT